ACTTTTGTTTTGAAACTCAGCAACGGCAGTGATCTGTGGTGGCAGTGATTTGCCAATAACCTCTCTTTGCATATCGAAGCCGGAGAAGTTCTTCCATCCGCTTTCCTTTGCTTGGAGGATTAGAAAAGAAAACAAGATTGGTTATAAGTCAACGTCTTTGGGTGATACCTTTGGGAGTATCGGCGAATTGCTGTGGGACGCAGGCGTTGGTCTTGGGACAATGGTGAAGGTCGGTGTTCAAAATATAACCCAGCAGGATCCAGCGTGGGTATCCTCGCGGCTCTGGCTAGAAAAGGCTAGCGGCAGTATTGTTGATAAAGCAAAAGAAAGAGACATGTTTCAAAAGCAAAAAGAAAAACTTTTAAACAAGTCGAGCGTTGCCGCAACTTCATTTGTAGAAAACGCGATCAAGGCATTCTCTGAAACAGGAGCAATAGTCAATTTGGGCGCAACATGGGCATTGTCTCTTCCATCCAAAATGATGGGAGATGATGTAAAAGCAACTGAGATGGTTGACCTATCCCGCCAGTTTCAAGAACGACTGCAAAAGTCAAACCAAGATGCTGCAATCGGATCCACGCTGGATGCTGTTTTTCAGACTGCGATTTATGTCCCGGAAATGGCTCGCGTAAAAGCAGAAATGCCAAAGGTTGAATTTGACCAAACCATCAAGCAAACTGGTGCGGCAGGTCAGATTTTCGCAGACCCATTTGAAATGGGTAAGATCACAACAGTGATGAAATTGGCAACAAAACCAATTGTACGTCGTCTCACTCTGAACGCAGAACGAGTCATTGGAAAAGCATCAGAACGTGCAGCGCGACTCGCTGAGATCGGAGTTGAGATCGCAGATGTTGAGCGTGCAAAAAACATGACTCAAAATGCTGCAGAGCTAGCAAAACGGACTGCCGATGCAGCACGCGAGCGATTTGATTTGACCGGTGACCAGAATCTTCTACGCCGTGCAAATGCAGCAGAGGACATTTTCAACAGAAGCACCTTGCAGGTAGGTAGATTTACCGACGATGGCATTCGACTCGTAGATGAATCGGCACAAATCGCAGCAGAATCTCAGAAGCTAGCATCGAGGATTCCTGTCGCAGCCGCCCAGACGTTTGAGGCGGCAGCAAAAGTCGGGCGAGACCTGAAGGCAGTTCCCTTCAAAACCTTCGCGGCAATGGTCGAACCTGTTGGTCGCGGTCTCGTTACCTTGGATGACGGTCTCGACTCGGTCTCGAAAAAGCTCGGGATCGGTGCTGCATACAACCTGATGACGTCAAAAGTTGGTCAGGCAGTTGGCTACGGTGCCGCAATCGGCATGGGGCCAATTCCGGCGGCAATCGGCGTAGCAGGAACAGTCCTGAAATCTGGTCCATTTTTGCAACGCCTCGCCGACACGTCGAGGATCATGGGCACCGAGATGGCAAAGGCCCAGAGCCAGATTCCATTTTTCCAGCGGGTGGCAAATCACTCGTCTATCTCGCCGGCGCACCGATCACTGGCGCACCTGTCGGACTTGGCAACACTCGGCGGATTCCTGCCTGACATCGCTCGCAGAGGAGTCAAGGGCACAGTCTTATCCTTCCCCGCTGACTTCGCCGCCCAATACATGTCTGACGGTGGAGAGATCAATCAGGACACTTTCAAACAGGTATTCGCAGAATCTGTGCTGATCGGCGGAAGTTCTGCAGCTCTCGGCGGGATGTTTGCCGGAACCCGGCAGCGCCACAAAGAACTGGCAGTTGGCGACGAGATCAATTTCCGAAACGAAATTACAGCGCCCGACCAGAAGCGCCTCTTCACGACGGCACCAGCCGGTGTGCGCCGGGCAGTGGGCACATTCTCTGCCGTGTTCCCATCCGTTAATATCCAATTCACAGAAAGCGGTGGAGGATTCCACGACGACAACACAATTGGGATCGACCTGAATTCGTCCAACCCTCTGAAATACCTGCTGGCGCACGAAGTGAAGCACCTGCTAGTCCACCGCAATCAGATGCACACGCCAATCGTGGCGATGATGCTCGGCGACGGTGAAGCTGGTGGCATCATGCGCTCGCCAGACGGCACCTTGAACCCAGAATTTGAGGCATTCGCCAGAGAGTATAACGGTCGCCAAATCTCGGCAGGCCGTGCACCTGTCTCGCTTGGCAAGATCGCCGAGGAATTCTTCGTCGAGGCCGGGGTCGATGACATGGCGCGAATCGCCGAGTCCGGCGAGCTTGGTGCCATTGCCAGCCGCACCGAGGCACGACGTATGGTCGGTCGGCTTTTCAACTCCATCTTCGACAAGAGCACGGTGCTGAAGGACTTCCACCTGCGTATCGGTGGTCTAATGGATCAAGGCGGAAAACTTGTCCAAGGAAACGGTCTGCTGGATCCGGGCATCACCCAGACGCAGGAGATGCGTAACATGACCAAGAACATGCTCAGCAGGGCAGCAGGACGGTCCGTTGGCCAGTTCCAGCCACTTGGTGCGGCAAACGCCGGAAACAAAGGAGAAGGGCCGGGAATTGACCTTCCTATCAATCCGGGCGACAACGCAATGATCGAGAAGATCGGTCCGGTCGAATTCGAGATGGAAACAGTGAACGGCCAGCGCCGGGTCGTCCGCGACAGCGCCGGAAACCCAGTCCCAGTTGATTTCAACACTCAGTTGATGCGTTCGCGCACAGGTGCCTTGATCCAAGAAGCAATCGGTGCTCGCCCATCCACTTACCAGTCTTCGCCCGGCGAGATGCGGATGAATGACGAGGGCATCTGGGAGGGATACCTTCCGCCGGATGTGCTTGAATACATCAAGCAGAAAGGCTCGCTCAACCAAGAGCAGATTCGGATGATTGAACACGTCAACAAGATGATCAAAAACTTCAAGGGTGACGTCGCGCTTGTGATCAATCACCCGGCGACCAGTCGGAACAAGAAGGGCAAGCTCAACTACAAGACGCTGAAGGCAACTCTTAGGCAGGTTGTGCCGATCTCATGGAACCTCACCAAGGACGGCAACCTGACTCTCGGGCTGATGTCTGTCACCCAACTAAAGTCCAACATCGATTCTCGGATCTCGAGCAAGATGGGTCAGAAGCTGTATCAAGGGAACCGTGCGAAACTCATGGTCGATATCGGCAAGGTGATGGAGCTGCACCAAAAGGGTCAGCGCACCGACGCCTACTTCGACGCCGAATACGGTGCCGCCAAGAGTCAGCAACACAAGAACTTCGTCAATTCGGTCTTTGGTCTGATCACCAAAAAGCAGGGCGAGGCAAACCCGATCTTTTCTGAAGAGAACCTTCGCGGCAACAGCGTCTACAAAACCTACCGTGCCGACCGGATTAGTCAGGCGACCAAGATGACTGGCGACAAGTATCCGTTTCAATACGACTTCGTCGTCCAGAACATGATGCCAAACGGTCTGCCGACACTGGACGATCAAGGTCGCCCGGTCAATCGCCTTCCCGAGCCTGTCGGCGAGAAAGAAGTTGCAATCCCAGCCAGTCAGGGTAAAGAAGGGCAAGTAACCAATGGACAAACAACCAAAATACAAGCTAAACCCGTCAGCGCAGGCACTGGCGGATCGGAAACCCAAGGAGGAGGACTTCGAGGACAGGGAGGACTTTCTGGAGGCACTGAGCAGCTTCAACCACTTTATAGCCCCCGTGATTCTGGCATCCCTCTCGAGGGACTCCCAGCAACAGTAAATATCCCCGGATTAGGCCGGGTCACGTTTGGCCCCAATGAAACGGCACGCCAAGTTGCGGCTGATTACGCCACGTCGGTGGGAATCGATTACAACCCACCGAAGCAATATGCAAAAGTGGACGAAGCTCGGGCGACGAAAATTGCTGCCGAGTATGACAAAATGCCTCATGCTCCGAATGACCCAAAAGTAAAAGCATCATATGATGCGATGATCAAAGAGACGCTCGCCCAGTGGGAAGAAATCAAGAAGACCGGTCTTAAGGTAGAAGCTATCCCAGCGGGAGCGCCTAACCCATACGAATCAAGCCCAAGGTTGGCAGTAATTGATGTTAATGACAATAACCACCTGTGGTTCTTCCCGACAGAAGAGGGATTCGGAACAGTAGAAACTGCTGACATCGACATAAGTGGGAATCCGTTGATGGCACCAACTGGCGAGATACTCAATGGGCACAAGATGCTCGCTAACGACGTGTTCCGAGTCGTGCACGATTATTTCGGACACATCAAGGAGGGAGTAGGCTTCCGTGCGGATGGAGAAGAGAATGCATGGAGATCTCACTCTGCCATGTATTCCGATCTTGCTCGCCCGGCAATGACAGCAGAAACCCGTGGGCAAAATTCGTGGGTGAACTACGGACCATACGGAGAGCACAACCGAAAAGCAAAAGGAGACACGATCTATGCGCCGCAAAAGACAGGCATTATGCCAGACTGGGTGATGAGCGAAGGTGCAGGTGATATCAACCGCCTGCCTGAGCCAGTCAAGAAAGCCAAGAAGGAAATTGTTGAGCAGGAAGACAAAGGAATCCAAGCACCAGTAGGAGCACTTGGAGAACTCAGAAGCAATGTGGAGATCAAAAGGATCAATCTTCCAGCAGATGCCTCAAGCGTTCCTAAATTTGTGGCAAGAGAGAACAAGGACAGCGATTGGAAGGTGATGGAAGGACCACTTAGAATTGCCAGAGGCAACTATTTTACACCACTTCCAAACATTAAAATCAAAAAGACTGGTGAGTTTTCAGTTCAAAATCAAAACCTAGTTCAGAATGCATTCTTGGCAAAATCCCCAACTCCAACCGACAAAAATGGGTTGCCAGACCCGAAGGGGTTGAGAGAGCAACAGAATGCAATTCGCAATACCAATGACTCACTGGAGAAAATTGGCCTAGCTGTAAAAGACATCGAAGCTGATCCTCAAAAATTTGTGGATCCAAAAGGATACGCTGAGACAATGAAGAAAGCTGGAGTCACTGGAGACGTATTGATTCCACCATCGTCATTAAGGATGATGCTGGAGGATCCAGATGCTTTCACCGCGCTTTTGAGTGGTGGCTATCACGGTGATAAGACGGTTGATGGCATTCGTGAAGCAGCGATGTCTGGTCTTGATTCTGTTGTCGAGATGCGGAAGTTGATTGGTGGTCGTCCTCCAGATATAGTCACTGCGATTCACCACTTGTGGGGAACTCTTTCCAAGCAACTTCCACCGCTTCAACAAGAGGCACTTTGGATGCGTATGATCACCAACAAAGAGGTGATGCAACAAATCGGTGAATCCATCAATGGAACATTTGCTCAGTCTCCAGCCCAGTGGAAGGACACCGTAAAAAAAGCAAGGATTAACACTGCAGGCAATTACGGTAAGCTCGGTAATAACGCAACGGCAAATGCCAATAGCTTCTACTTGATGCTTTACAGGCACAATGGCAAATGGGGCGAGGTTTCGGATGTTTACAAGAACGACGACGCGGTCCAAATGCGTTATGATTTCAACACCTTGGGTCATGGAGCTACTGGAATCAAAAACAAGGTTCAGAGCTTCATTGGGTTGACGTTCGGAATCAAAGGGAACGTTCTGGATCGGTGGAGATTTGTTGACATGTATCTTGCTGATGCGATGAAAATCACTGGAGCAAAAACTGCTCGAGACTACTTCAAATATGAAGGTAAAGGCAAAAATGTTCCTGTAGACAAAATCGGAATCTACAAAAACTACGGAACTATCGAGAACAAATCTCCGTTATTTAGTCTGGCATTGTATTCCGCAATGGATCGAGTATCTCAGGCAGCAATCAATGCATCACCATCACTCCAAACACTTCTTGGCAATCATGCTGATCCCGGTGGATTGCACTGGCTTTCTTGGAACGCTATCAAAAATGAAGCGGTCGGTCATTCTTCACTCGACATCACAAAGAACTTCATCAAGGATTATGCGCCAGAAGGAAAGTATGACAATTTGACAGTTGATAATTTCTTGAAATTTGTAAATTCAACTGAAGCATTTGTTGAAGGAACATCTGGGGGCGGAGAAGAAATAACTCGCCTGACCTTGAAAAATGGAATATTTAACTATACGAAAAAATGAATTCATTCCCCGGAGATTTTACTGACGATATTGATGATTCTGACGATATTATCCAATTGATGCTTGAAGCTGGAGAAAGCCAGCTTGGCAGAAAATTGACAGACAAAGAAAAGAGCGATATCATTAAGTCGATTAGAAACCCGAATTAGCCATGCCACGCAAACTGGAACAACCACCTGACGTCGAGCCACCACCGGAGTGGTTTGACGAGGTCCGCAAACGATCCGAAGAACTTGGCATCTCGCACAAGTGCATCGAGGCATGCGCCCCCAGGACGGCAGCCACGGCGCTCTGGATGAAGGCGCAGGGAGTCTCAAACAAGCAGATCAGCAAACGCACCGGGCTGAGCTACGGTGCCATCAACGGGCTTTCATGGCGGCACGCTGACACGCTCGAAACGAAGCGGAAGGAATTCAGCCAAAAATACGCCATTGCCGCCCAGACGTTCACCGATCTGCTGTTTGACAAGGCCGAGCAACTCGCCGAGAACCCGGAGCAATTGGTCAACATCTCGCCGGACAAGCTGGCGCTGACTGTTGGCATCATGACCGACAAGGCTGCACAACTCTCAGGCATGGCCGGGGTCGTCATCGAGCACCGCAAGGGGGCATCGATCTCCGATGCCGCCAAGGTCATCTCTGATGCTCGTGCACGCATCGCAGCCAAGCTACGCGACGGTGCAATCGATGCGGAAATCATCAACGCATGATCTGGCGCAAGCATCCAATCCTCGAGCCTCCGACCGACGAGGAGATCGTCGAACTCGACGAGGCGACACTGGTCGAGATTCACGCGATCTACCACGAAGCAATCGAGAACGCAGAACGTGACCCGTATCGCTTTGGATTCCGCCTGCCGCACTGGGACAAGGCCGAGGTGCAATTGGCAGACGTCACCGAGATCGTAGCACTTGGCGGCAACCGATCCGGCAAGACGCAGTGGGGTGCCTTCACCATCGTCCGGGCGGCGCTCGAGAATCCCGGGTCGGAAATTTTCTGCTTTGCTCAGACTGCCGAGGTCAGCATCCGGCAGCAGCAGAGTGCCGTCTGGGACTGGCTTCCGGCTGAGATGCGGATGAAGCAGACGACCAGCGGCACCTACATCAGCTACACCAAGAAAAACGGATTTACCGATTCGTCGCTGATCCTGCCCAACGGCAGCCAGATCATCTTCAAGACCTACAGTCAATACCAGAACAACCCGACGATCCTAGAAGGTGCCGAGCTTGGCAGCCGCAACCCGAAATGGCACAACGTCGGCGTCTGGCTCGACGAGTATCTGCTCGGACCGGAACTGATCAACACGCTGCGGTTTCGTATCGCAACCCGGGACGCGAAACTGCTCCTGACGTTCACCCCCATCGATGGCTACACAGAGGTCATCAAAGAGTACCTCGACGGTGCCACCACCATCGAAAGCCGAGAAGCGGAACTGCTGAACGGAGAACTGGTGCCATACGTGCAGCGCAGCAAGAAACGCAACGCCTCGGTGCACTACTTCCACTCACAGGACAATCCATTCGGTGGCTACCACCGCATCAAGGAGACGCTCATGGGTCGTGGCCGGGAAGAGATCCTCATCCGAGCCTACGGGGTGCCTGTGAAGTCGCACGCGACCAAATTCCCACGCTTCAACAAGGAGGTCAACGTGGTCGATCCTGAGAAGATTCCAGACAACAACGTGACGCGCTACATGGTGCTCGACCCAGCCGGATCCAAGTCGTGGTTCATGTGTTGGATTTCAGTGGACGCTTCCGGCACCTTCTGGGTTTACCGTGAATACCCCGGCGTCGATGTCGGCGACTGGGCTGAGTGGAAGCACGGGAAATGGATGCCGGGCGACGGTGCGAAGGGACAGGGTCTTGGCATCCGCGACTACATCGAAATCATCAAGGATCTTGAAGGCGACGAGGAAATCTTTGAGCGTCTGATCGATCCACGCCTCGGTGCTGCCAAATACCAATCGTCCGACGGATCGTCGTCGATCATCGAGGACCTTGCAGAGCAGGACATGGTATTCATTCCGGCACCCGGTCTGGAAATTGAGGACGGGCTGCAGGCGCTGCTTTCGAAAATGTCGTGGGACACATCAAAACCAATCGACGGCATCAACCGACCTCGGTTCTACATTTCCAACGAATGCGAAAACATCATTCATGCACTCAGCGAATACACCGGAGACGGTGGGTTGAAGGAGGCGTGGAAAGATCCTATTGACGTTCTGAGATACGCTGCTATTGCTGGCATCGATCACGTTGACAGTTCAGAAATTAACGTAACAACATATGGCACAGGTGGCTACTAAACGAAAACAAGAAGCAGAAGAAATCATCAATAGTGTCCTTAGCAAGGAACCCATTGTTGAAAATAATGTTCCAGATGGACAAGAGCAGTTCACTGTGCGAGTCACGCGACTTGCAATGAATCGCCGATTCGTTTATGCCGTTCTCGACGGAATGCTTATCGAAGTCTTCTATCCGCGATATCGAGAGAATTCAGTTGGCCGAATCATTACTGTCGTGAAGGCAGATGAGATCGGTGAAAAAAAATACAAATTAGTGCAATGAAAGAAATTGAAGAAATGGAAGAAATGGAAGAGGAATTGCTTGAAGGAGAGCAGTTGATCTATGCGTCCGAGGAACCTGATATCGGGTCGTTAACGGGTGCTTACAACTCTACCCTTGCCGATCTCGACACCTATTTCGATACGTGTCTCAGGGGTTACAACGACCGCAGGAACATCTGGGACGGAAAAACGCCCGATCTCAGAAAGTCAGGAGCAACTGCCTTCCCGTGGCAAGGTGCATCTGATCAGGAAGTCAACGTCATTGGCGAGCGCATCAATACCTACATTTCAATCTTCGACCAAGCACTGCAGCGCAGTCACATCAAAGCATTTCCGACGTCGATGGCATCGATGGCACGTGCCGGCGTGGTCTCGTCATTCCTCAAGTGGATGAAATCGTCCTACATTCCCGACTTCAAGAACCAGATGGAGCAAGGTGCAAACTACCTGCTCGAAAAAGGACTCATGGTCACCTACGTAGGGTGGAAGCGTGAAAGCCGCACCTACCTGCAGCCGATGACGCTCGACGAGGTCGCGCAGCAATCTCCGGAACTGCTCGAGATCATCCTCGACGAGACCAACGACGACATTGTGCTGAGCATGTTGCAGCAGGCATTCCCAAAACTCAGCGATAAGCGTGCGAAAAAATGCATCAAGGAACTTCGCACAACCGGAGAGACTCAGATCCCGGCACCCCGGACGTCGGTGGATTGCCCCGTAGCATACGCCTGCGCCCCCGATGGCGAGGTCATCTTCCCATCCTACATCTCGGACCCGCAACGGTCTCCTTGGGTATTCTGGCGCTGTTTCCTGACCGCTCAAGAACTTGAAAAGAAGGTTACCAGTGAAGGCTGGGACGAGGACTGGGTTGAAATGGCAATTGAGAACCTTCGCGGCAACGATTCCATGTTCTACGACGGTGAGAAAATCAAACGCTCCTCGATCATGCCGATTGTGGACGAGCAGCAACTGGTCATGGTCGTCTACGCTTACCAGCGCCTCATCGACGAGGAAGACGGCAGCGAGGGTATTTACTGCACCGTGTTCCACCCGGACACGGATGGCTACGCCAAGCACGAATTGCTCAACGGCATGGATGACTATCCGTTCGTCGTTACCCGGCTCAGCAACGACCAGAAGCGCATGTATGAGGTTGACAGCTTCCCGGAGATTCTCCGTGGGGCACAGATGCAGATCAAGACCGAGCGCGACTCACGCATCGACCGGGCTTCGCTGGCTACACTGCCGCCGATCATGCATCCAGCAGGTCGCCCGCCGAGCGATTGGGGTCCCGGACGCCGGGTGCCTTACCGTCGCCTCGGTGAAATTGCATTCGGTCCGGTCCCGCAAATGGATCAAGGGTCGATGGAGATCGAATTGGCAATGAAGGTGCAGGCAGACCGTGCAGTTGGTCTCGACCTCGACAACCCGCTTTCGACGATGAAGCAGCAATTCTTCATCAACAAGTATCTCGACCACGTGCGAGACGTGCTGACGATGGCGTGGAAGCTCTACCAGCGCCTCGGCCCGGACGAGGTGTTCTTCCAAGTGACTGGCAACCCAAATGGTCAGATCATGTCCAAGGGATCGCCAGACGAGAATTTCTCCATTGTTGTCTCATTTGATACCCAGTCGTCGGACCCGGAGGTAGCTGAGACACAACTCCGCAACATGGTGAGCCTACTGCAATTCGACCGCAATGGACGTCTGGACACAGACAAACTGCTTGAGTTTTCGGCACAAGCCATCAACCCGATGTTCGCCGACTACGTTCTGCAGCCTGCCGAGGAAGCGCAGCAGAAGGTGATGAAGGACGTCACCGACGACATCTCGAAAATCTACGCAGGCATCGAGGTGCCAGCACGTCCAAATGGAGCACAGATCGCGATGCAGATGCTGCAGGCATACATCCAGCAACCAGACGTCGCCCAGCGTGCATCGTCGGACGAGGCGTTTGCTCAGCGGATCCAAAAATACGCCGAGCAATACCAATTCCAGATGCAGCAGATGCAGAACGCGCAGATCGGGAAGATCGGAACTGCCCCGGCTGAGATGGGAGGAATGCAAACCCAAGGAATGCAACAATAAGAAAACACATGATAACAGAGATACCAAAACCAACGCTACTGCAATCAGTAGAGGCATTATCAGACCGCGATGAATTCAAGGTGATTGTTTCATTCATTCGTGACGAGCGGGAAAGATTCTTTGCCGATCTGCGACAAGCAGTGGATCCAAACGAAGTGATGAAGATCACAGGCAGCATTTCCACTTTAGCAGAGATATTGGAAATGCTCAGCGCAGAACCCGAGTGATTTGATCTGTGCTTTCCCTTTTATTGACATCGCGCCTCGAGTGTGAGATAGAACCGACACGCTAACGCCTAGCGAAAATGGTGATTTTATGAATAAGCAATCCGATGCCACCGCTGGGGCAAATACACCAGTGACAGATAACATATCGTTTGAGGAACTTGTTGCTCAACGAATTGGAATGCATACCGAATCAGAAAATGATTCCGGCGATGACGACCTTGAAGAGGACGACGACCTGATCGATGACGATCAAGAAGTCGAAGAACAAGAGGAAGAAATCCCGGAAGAAGAACCTGAAGAGGAAAGCGAAGAAATTGACTTGCTCAATCTTACGACAGAGCAAATTCAAGAATTGGCCAAAAAGGGCAAGAGTCGTCTGCTTCACCGAGTCGGTGAGTTGACTGCTCAGAAAAAAGCCCTTGAGGAACAATTGAAAAGTCAATTGGATGCCAAACCACAAGTTGAAGCTATCCCTGCAGAACAAAATCCGTTTTCAAATATTGATACGGTCGCTGACTTGCAGGTGCAGATCAAGGAGATGGAGAAGGTAGCCAAGGACACCGATCATATCTTGGATGAGCATGAGGACTACGGTTTGGATGACATCATCGTCATTGGCGACCGGGAATTCACAAAGCGTGAGATCAAGAAAGCCAACAGGAATGCCCGGGAATCACTGGTCAAATTCATTCCAGCGCAGCATGCGGAACTCGTCAAACGCGAGCAACGTGTAGCACTGGAAGATCATTTGGCCAAACTGATCCCACAGGAAATTCCTGAATTTGCCAACGAGGACTCCCCGCTGGTCAAAGAATTTCAAGCAATGATGGCAGACCCACTCGTCGCACAAGTGAGACTACGTGTCCCGGACATCGCCCCGCAACTGGCGTATCTCTTGGCCCACGCAGCAAAATCCATGCAGAGATCATCAAAGGTAGCGAATCGTGCAAAGACGACGGAACCATCCCGGTCAAAAATATCAGGGACCCCGTTTGGTGTTGGCGCAGCGAAGAGCACTCCGAAATCTGCAAAGAGGGCTGCTGATCAATTGGATCAGAAGTTTCAAAAATCTCATTCCGAATCAGATTGGATTGCTGCAAGAGTTGCACGTTTGAGCTAATCCTTATCAAATACCATTATGGCTATTTCCAATACCTACCAACCAACCGCTCCCGCTGTAAAGTCGGGCACCGGATCCGCCGTTTCCAACCGCGAAGACCTTAGCACAGAGCTTTCGATCCTCGCTCCGGAGCAAACCCCACTCCTTAGCTTGGCATCCAAGGGTAAGGCAAACAGCACGTTCACTGAGTGGACTGTCGATATCTTGTCTGCTCCAGTCACCGCTGGTGTTGCTGAAGGTGCTGACGTCACATCGTTCGTCAACCAATTCAGCAATCGTGCTCGCCTTGGGAACTACGTGCAAACCTTCCGCGACGATTACCTCGTATCGAACCTGCAACAAGCAGTTTCGAGCGTCGGTCCTGCGGATTTCGCACAGGCTGAAGTGAAAGCAATCAAGCAGGTCAAGCGCAACGTCGAGGCAACCATCTCCGGCACTCAAGACTACACGGTCGAGAACGGTGCTGGAACTCCCTACACCATGCGCGGCCTTGGTTCTTGGATCAACAACGGCAACACTGCAATCCCTACAGCTTACCGCACTCCGGCGGCTTCGATTGACACCTCGCTCACCGAGTCGAAACTCAACACGATCCTGTCATCCATCTTCGCCCAGAACGGTGAGATGAATGCGCTGACTCTTGTTGCAGGCACCGCTGTTCGTCGGACGATCAGCAACTTCACCCGTGCAAACCAAGCTGCAGGCACTGACAACGTCTACACCGTCATGCAGGATGCTACCAGCAAGCAGATCACGCTTTCCGTCAGCGTCTATGACTCTGACTTTGGCATGCTCAAGATCGTCAACGCGAACCCAGCGTGCACGCTTGCCGGAACTGGTTACATCATCAATCCGAAATACCTCCAATTCAATACGCTGATCCCAATGGGATCGAAGCGCCTTGAAGACCAAGGTGGTGGTCCTCGCGGTTTCGTTGACATGACCGGAACGCTTTGCGTGAAGCACCCGGGTGCATTCGGAAAAGTGACTGGTGTTACCAATCCCGCCTAATAATTAACGGACAAATCATAACAACTAAAAGATTACCATTATGGCTAAAGTATCAAATAACGAAAAGTGCCCATTCACCGACATCATCCGTCTCACGCACGATGACATCATCGCCAACACCGTTGCTCTGCAAGCAGGCACGTATCAAATCGCAACCATCCCTGCAGGTGGCTGCCTTGATCTTGTCACGATTGCACGTCCAACAAACTTCACTGCGACTTCCACGTTGACACTGTCAATCGGAACGACCAGTGGAACTCCTGTTGAGTTGATGGCAGCCGGAACGATTGGGCAAGGCGCTGGAGCAATTGCTCCTCTGTCCAACACCGGAAGCGTGTTTGTAGCAGGATCGGCAGCAACCACTACCTATCTTGGTGGTGCAAAACCTGTCAACGCCACTGCAACTGCAGTGCCAGTGTATGCCAAGACGTCCGCTGCCCTGACATCCGGTGAGACCACTGGTGTCGTGGTGATCGGTCTTAAAATCATCGACATGGCTCAATACCTGAACTGATCGAATCAAACTGCCGGGGAGTAGGAGCAATCCCACTCCCCGGCTTTTTTTCACCAACTATGGACGCAATAACCGAAGCAGCAATGGATGCCGCATTAATCCGAGAATTGTGCAGCGGACGTGCATTTGTCGAGCAGATGGCGCGAAAGCGAGAGAATGAGGCAGCATTGATCGCAGCACGTGACAGGCGAGACGTGAACGCAAAGAGCACATTCCGGAAACTAGCAGAGATCCCGCAGCGGGAATACTTGCTCATGGCTCAAAAATACGGTAGTGAGTGTTGGGACGACAGGGAGTTCATGAAGGACTTCCAGCGCCTCGAGCCTGATCTGGCAGTCACCAAGATTTAACCTCATGAAGACTCGCACTTACACCGACCTTTTTGACCTTGTGCAGGCGTTGTGCGGAGTTGTGTTCGCCAGCATCGAGAAGAACCGCATCAAGGCGCTTATCAATCGCCGGGCAAAGAAGGCATACCGATCCACGAATTATTGGACACGCTTCCTGAAGGTCGGCGAAGGTCGGTATATGTCGGCGGCACCAGTCGTCGCCACTTCGCTTTCGGCCAACACAGGATATTTCATCGAGTCAATCGGCACCACCGATTTCACGCTGATCGGCGCAACGGAAAACTCTGTCGGTCAGTATTTCGTCGCCACGTCAGCAGGAAGCGGTGATGGAACAGCTCGCCCGGCATTGGGCTACGTTCCATACTCGGAGAGCGGCAAGAGCACTATCGATACGTTCCTGCGGATCCAAAAGGACCAACCGTATTTGAGCGCAAGCGTGCAGGATTACGAATTCATGGTGGATCCACTCGGTGCCACAATCGTTTGTGGAAACCTAAACCCATCGCAAGCATGGGTGACCTACAAGGCAGACTTTGCCGACACGTTTGGACCAGCAGTCACTGCCCCCGCGACTACTCTTGATTCTCAGGCGATTCCAGACGAGTGGTTTGAGTATATTGCCCACGGCACTTACGCGGACTACCTACGGGCTGAAGGGCAGCAAGAACGCGCGGTAATTGCCGACCAAGAAGCAGACCTAATCCTTCAGGACGAGCTAATGCGCCTCGACGAGCAGCATACCCAAAATCTGATTTCGAACCGAATTTTCACCAACTCAAACATGCAACTTCGCTGGTAATGGAATATTCACTAGGAAACATGATAAAAGGTGCTGGGGTTCTTAACCCAGACGGACTCTCCCTTGACCTCCAGTTCGCCACCGACAAGACGCTCACGGCTCGCAAGGGGCCGACTCCGGTGCTGACGCGTGCAAACGCCACGGCAACATTCATCGGAAGCAACGGCTTAATCCAAACAGCCACTACGGACGTCGCCCGTTTTGACCACGATCCTGGCACCTTTGTTTGTAAAGGGTTGCTAATTGAGGAATCTAGGACTAACGTTTTTACTGCTTCACAAGATTTCACTAACGCGAATTGGACTAAAACAAGAACATCAATTACCGCAGATGCCACCACCGCGCCAGACGGAACGCTTACAGCTGATAAGTTAGTTGAGGATACATCTATTTTAAATACTCATACCGTATCTAGTATAACTGTTCCAGCAGTTCCAGCAACATTCAGCGTATTCGCTAAAAAAGGAGAAAGAAATTGGATCGTATTACGAGTAGCAGGCTCAAACGATTTCTTTAATCTTGATACAGGAGTTGCCACAACAAACGTAAATTCTCCTAAAATAACTGCATTTGCCAATGGGTGGTATAGATGTTCAGTAGTAGCTACCGTAGGAACACAAAGTTCCATTCAGATGTCTGCTGATGGTATTACCACGACATACACGGGAGACGGCACATCTGGCATCTTTGTTTGGGGTGCGCAGTTTGAATCAGGCGCATTTGTTACAAGCTACATCCCTACGACAACGGTTGGTTTGGCGCGTAGTGCGGATGTTTGCAGTATTGCCGGAGCGAACTTCACAGCGATGTATAACCAAACCGAGGGGTCGGTGCTTGTGGAAGCTAGCACTGTAACCAGTGGAACTAGAGACCTTGTGTCGATAGACACTAATGGTTTTAATGAAAACATCACTCTTTTTACAGGGTCAAGTGCTGCACAGCTGTCAGTAGTTGACAGCGGTTCTTCTCAGGTATCTATCAGTTCTGGATCGCCAATAGCCTCAAACGTAGCTTTCAAACTGGCTTGTGCATACAAGCTGAATGATTTTGCGCTCACCAAAAATGGCGTTGCTCCCCAAACTGATAACACGGGGACTCTCCCAACGCCTAACCAATTAAAAATAGGATACGAAAAAGGTCAGTATATCCTGTGTGGGCATGTTGCATCTCTGAGATACTACAAGAAACGCCTGCCCAACGACAAACTCCAATCACTCACAGCATGACCGACTACATCCTAAACTTCCCATCGAAAGCAATCGCGGAGCAGTTCGGTATCGCCAATGGCTTTTCAGAGCTTGATGAGAATGGAGCAGTCCGATCAAATCTCGCATCCCACGAACATGCGTTGTGCGTAGTGGGCGAGTTTGCTGGAACATGGTGGGTGCTTTTCCGCGATCTCGTCGGCATTCCGATTCCGGTAGGCGGCGAGAAGTTCGTCCACTGGTCAAGCGCATCTGGCGATCCCCGCCCAGTTGACGCGTCCGTCCCTAATATCTGGTGGGCATAATCTTACACAACAAATCTATGAAAACTACAATCCTCGGAGTATTAACAATCGTTGGCGCTATTGTCGCCGCAAGCACTCAATTCCTGACCAGCGGATCGATTGATCTGCTGTCGCTTGCACCAGCAGTAACTGCCGGAATCGGACTCATCAAAGCTCGAGATCAATGATGATACCTTCATCAGTGAGAGATTTGATGTATGCTTTTTGCGGAACAGCTGCGCCAATAGTCGCAGTGATCACGTCATACCAAGAGCAAATCGAGTACAACATGAGAATTGCATCGATGGTAATAGGCATGCTTGCCAGTATCATTTACTGCATCAGTCTATTGCGAAAAATCAAATGATCCTTGCTGAGAATGTAGCCAAGATCGCCCATACCCAGATCGGGGTAAGGGAGACATCCACAAATGGAGGAGAATCGATTGCAGAATATCAACGTGCAACGTGGCTCCCAGTAGGACCGTGGCCTTGGTGCGCTGCATTTGTGTGCCATGTTATCCGACAGGCAATGTCAGGCGGCACGTGGACGTTCAAGCGTCCGAAAACAGCAGGTGCGTGGGACATGGAGAATTGGTGCAAGTCGGTCGATAATTCCGCAAAGCTGCACAAGCCAGCGACAAAAGTGAAACGTGGTGACATCGTCGTCTACAAATTCTCCCACATCGGCATTGCAGTTTGCGATTCCGACAAGGACGGCATGGTCAGCGTGGTCGAGGGTAATACCAACAGCGACGGGGAACGCGAAGGCGACGGCGTCTATTTAAAGCGCCGCCACCTAAGCAAAATCCGGTCGGTGATCCGGTTTACTGTCTAGCAATCGCCCGGTGGAAACTCGTCGCCTGCGGTGACACGCAAACTCCGGAGAACCAGTCTTTGAGCAGCAACCCCTGCAGGGATTTCACCCGCGACACTGCGACGTATGCCTGACCAGGTTCCCGGGCTGCGCGGATGTCGATCAGCGCCGACTCAAGCGTCAGTCCCTGCGACTTATGGATCGTGGCTGCCCACGCCAACCGCAGTGGGAACTGCCGAAACTCAGCGGTGCCTTTTTGCGACGGGTCGAATTTCCACGTGTTTATTTTGATTTCGATCACCTTTCCGGCATCCAACAGCAAAGATACGCAGTTTTTCTGCACATCTACCACGGTGCCGATCTCGCCATTGGCTGCCAGCATCCCGTCTGGGTCGTCAGGATCCCGCAGGTTTGCCGTGACCATCGCCCGGGCATTGACCTTCAGCAGCAGGCGCTCAGGCGTGATCAGGTTCTTCTTGAGAAACTCGACGTCGTATTTATTGCCGCTGGTTTCGGCCACCAGCACGTGCTCAGGCGTCTCGAGCGTCCCAAGCTGATACGTGTTCCACTTATCGACCTGCACGTTGTGGGTGAACAGTCTGAGGACGTTTGCAGGGGGGAACAGTGCGACCCTCTTCTTGAGGATTGAAGCACCATCCTTGGTCACAGTTCCTTCCCGAAACTGGTTGAGAACAGAGATGAAGTCTGGGTCGTCCTGACGGTGGATTTGCCGCAGCGTGACGTGCCGGAAGTCGATGCCTCGCCACGAATCGCAGGCAAACGCCCAGTCATACAATCCGCTTTTGCTGACCGGGGGAAGCTGCAAGAAGTCTCCGACCGCAATCACTTGGATCCCTCCCATTGGTCGGTCGTCACCTCGGACCTGCCGGCAAACGTAATCCACGAAATTGAGGATCTTGCCCGGCAACATCGAGACCTCGTCGATGATCAGGATCTGGGTGCCGCGAATGCGTCCCATAGTCGCCTGCCAGTGCAGACCCTGCGACTGCATGTGCCGAAAGTAGTCCTCGAATGACTGACCATCTTTCGGACCGATGCCGATGCCTGCCCAGCGGTAAACCGTCGAGGTGTTGACGTCCTCGCCGAACATCGACGACAGCTTGTCGCGCAGGTTGAGCGCCGCCACCCCGGTTGTCGCGCATACCTTCAGCGACCGGGCACCGAGGCGTCGGCGGATGATCTCGACGGTAACCGAGGACTTCCCAGTGCCCGCCGGACCAGTGATGAACACCGAGTGCCCTTCGTTCACCTTGCCAATGGCAAGCAATTGATCTTGGTCGAATTTCATAGGTCGTGTCTGTGTTTGCGTGCACCGTGTATAATGCCATTGATCATCCGGTTCTCGGAGTCGTCGTAACGTCGATCATCGTATGGATCAGGAACTGGGTCCTCGGTTTCATCCTCGTCCTCACGTGTCCGGCATAGCGGACAGGTAGAGTCATCGCTGGGCCAATCTCGACTACCGCAGAGCGTGCATGCAAAATTCATAGTCCGATGATTTTCCTGATGGTTAGGAACGGTGCCTTGATTGCATCAATTCGGCGCTGGCGTAATCGCGCACGTTCTGCTCGAGCACCGATTAACTGGGTGATTTCATAAGTGAGGACTGGATCTCGTCCGATAATTCCAATTTCAATTTTCATTTTCTGATATGGTCATGATTGTTAGTATGCATCCTGCTCTTTTGTCAAAAGACCATGATTTGGTGATCTCGAGGATCACGACTTGAGAGTCGTCACCCCAGACATTGAGCACTGTCAGCGCATCTAGCACAGCCTTTGCGAGGTTGTCGGCATCAGGCTTTTTCGCAAAATACCGCTTTGGTGATGCTGGCTTGAGATCTTTTCCATTCGTGCGAAAGTGACTTTTTGGTCGGTCCATGAAAAAATACAACGAGACCTTGAGGCAACCTTGCAGATTCATGCCGTGCAGCTTCTTGGTTTGCCCAGCAATGTCTCCCTTCCATGCTTCTGCGGTGCCGGGGTCATACATCCGCGCCTTGCCATTGCTGGCAAACGCACGGGCGCGGGGCTGGGCCTTGGGTGCGCCAAAAATAGCGCCCTCAAAAATTGTGGTGAATTTTGCGATCATAGAAGCCCTTTCCATTTTGCAATCTCCCGGGAAAACTGAGTCTGCAGCGAGTAAAACCAATGGATCTGATCGACCGTCAGCGAGAATGAATTCCAGTCGTCTTCATTCATTCCTGCGATCGCCTCGAGCATTGCAATCTCCATCCCGGTCAGGACGTGGTGCGAGGTATCGAGAATTGCACGGGCGATGTCCGAAGCTTCCTGTTCCTCGTCCATCGCGACGTTGAACTTGCGTGGGATGCTGATGTTCATCGGGTCGAGACTACGGGTTTGCGGAATGCGCGGATGTTGAGGAGCGAAGCGGCGGCAGCGACGTCTTCGTCTGCCGCTTCCAATTCCCGGAACCATGACAGCACGGCTGCCCGCTTGATTTCCAAGCTGACCAATTCTGGTGCTGAACGCAGGACGCTGGCGATGTCGATCACCTCGAAATCCCACGCGAATCTGACACCGTCGGCAACCTTGGTGGCTGCGAGGTCGCTTGATGCGTCCATGCGGGCAGCCAGCGTGTCTTGACGGGCCTGCTCGGCCTTCTTGGCGGCAATTATGTCACCGATCTTACCTGACGCTTCAGCGGCGTCCTGTGCGGCTTCTGCGGCTTCTCGAGCAGCGCGGGCAATGTCGAACGCGATGCGCTCTTCCTCGGCCTTGGCGGCAGCGATCCGGGCAACCTCTGTAGCGTGCCCGCCAATCAGTCCCCGGATCCGAGATTCCTCGTCATCGATCTCGGCGAGAAAATTTTTTGCCGTGGCGTCGATCAGTTTCCCGATCCGTAGCACGGGTTCTTTGATTTCTTTCCTCGACTTATCGACTGCGATCCTCATCGCAGCCAGCGACCGCAAATGGCAGGCTGCGTCGGCAGACTCGTCGTTCGACCGGACGTGCTGCACTCCTCGAGCAATGTCGAGCAACTTGGCTTTTTGGATTTCTGCTTCTGGGGTGATTGTGAGAGCATAGCCCTCACCCGATAGTATCAGTGTTTCTGTGTTCATTGGATAAATTTTTGTTTGTCGGTTGGTGTGATGTGTCCGGTGCAGATGCAGCACCCGGAAAGGAGCAGGCGGCAGGCGTGGCGGTAGCAGTGGTCGCAGTGCCCAGCCGGGCAAGGCTTGTCGCGCAGCGCTTTTGCCGCCGCCGCCATCTTGTCCCGAATGCTCAGAACGGGTGATTTTCCGGGCGCTTTGTTTGCGGGTGCTCGATGTATTGGATCCGGTGCAGCAGGATTAATGGTGCCACCAGACCCTTGGGCTGAATTGCTATCCACGCTTGTTCCGGATCCTCCGGATCGTTCGTGATTACCAGTTCGCTCGCGAATGAGTTGAGTGCCTGATGCCACGTTGCCGGCGCTGGAAGGGCACCCACTGGAGTCATGTCCACTGCCTGACCTTGTGGCACCGATAGCGTGCGTTCTTCGTAGTAATCGACTGGCGGCGCTGGCTGCGGCGCTGGATTCGGATTGCTGGTGGATAGGACCAGCCCCCGGGCCTTTCCCAATCGGGCATTGTTACGGGCAGCAGTTTGGGCTGCAATTTTTTCTGAAATGGTCATTTGATTCTCGGTTTGAAAATGCCCCGTCTCTCCGGGGTGTCACGGTGCTGAAAATCGATCACCGTTTCGATCCCTGCCGATCAGTAGTCGGCAGCAGGTTCTTCGCCAAGGTAGCCTTTGACTTCTAGCAGCGCCGCGATCAACTCGCGATCTGCCTTCAATGGTTTCGGCAACGCCTGACCGACTGGCAGCCACTTCGCGATCAGGGCGCGGACTGCCTCCTCGGCGAGGTCGCCAAGGTCAACCCCGGCATGAGCGCCGACGTGCACCTTCACCTTTTGCCAGTCAAGGCGACCTTCCTCTTCCTTGGCTGCAGGCACCTTCTTGTAGCCTGCCTGCTCGCCACCACCAGCGCCGGGACCTTCCACTGCATCCCGATCCTTGACCCGCTTGTAGTTGCCACTCGCCACAATCGGAGTGCCGCTCTTGTGAGGACCGACGAACGAGATGGTGCAATACGTCTGTCCGTTTTGAGCCAACTCATGCTGCACAATGAGCGAGACCGGAGTGCCAATGAGACCCTCGGTATCGAACTCCGCAAGCTCGAGTGCGGTGAGGTCGCGTCCAAGAATCTTTTTGAGATCCTTGCGGAATGTCGCCTTCTCATTGAGAGACGGCGTGTAACCACGTGACCAGACGCAATAGCGACGACCATCTGCATTCTCAACCTCGGTCTCATAAACGATGCGGAATTCTTCCCGCTCGCCGTATTGTGTAGTCCGCAATTTGAGTGGTGTCAGATCGACGATCACTCCCTTCACGGTTCCTTCGGTTTCTGGGTGCTGAGTAAATTCGCCACCGCCTCTTTTTTCGCTTAGTTTCATACGTTTTGTTCTATTTGTTGTTGTTTTGTGTTCCGGGCCGATTTGGCCGAAATTGTTATAGCGGAGGCAAAATCCTCGCCTGTCTGCATCCTGCGTGGATCTGGAGCAGTTGTTTTTCGCTCAGCGAACTAAGCGCAGCAATGATTTTGCGCGACATGGTGTCCGGCGCATGCACCGTGATCGAAATCGTGTTGTGGTCAATCGTCGCTGAATGAGCGGAATACCCGCACTCCATTGCCTGACGCTGGATTCCAGACCTCATGGTTTTTGAGACGACGAACTGGTCGCCGACTTTCGCTTGCTCAAGGAAAAATTCCTTCCAATTAATTCGACCGTCTGGGGTGACTGGCATCGTGGCGAGATCGATTTTATTCATAATTAAAAAATGAAATTCTTGAGTTCTACTAATGCAAAAAGAAATACAATGCCGATGGTTGCGGCGGCAGCCGAAATGATTACTGCCAGCCATTCAGGCGGAGTTTTGAGCAGGTCGATGATCTTCATGCGTCGAGGAAATTGCGGATGGTTTGGATGTAAGTGCGGATGTCGCGGATGTTCTGCGAGATTTCCTCGCGCTCCTCGACGGCTTTTTGCCATGCACCGGGGACGACGTAGTAATCGCGGGCATTGAACTCGATGTATTCCCACTTGTCGATGAAGTCGTAAAGAGCGTAGGCGGCGGCTTGGTAATCTTCTTGAAGAGATCTATGGCTGGTGCCGTTGGAGTGAATGGTTGGCAGTGTGATGTCCATTGGTTTGTTTGGTTCGGTGTTGCGGTCGCCAGCAGCGGCGACAGGGACAAGATTGCAGGTGACGACTGGGGTGTCAAATTTATTTCACATATTTCTCAAATTATTTTCAAACCCTTCAATTTGCTCGGTTCCATTGCCGGCAATCCGGCCAACATAAGGTTTATTGAGAAAACGCTTGAGTTCCTCGCCCGACACCTGTAGAGGTGCCTTTCCTCGCTTTTGAGCGAGCCAAAACCGACACAATATGAGCAAACCAACCATCGCCGAGATCATCGCGGCACAACGAAACAAGCAACTGGCAGCACCCCCGTCAACCGAGGCACCGCTGATCGACTACTACGAAAACGCCGAGGCCCGAGAGGCCCGGCAAACCACGACCCTCGACCAGATCATCAAGGCAATCCGCTTAGGCGACTTTGCCGCACCCATGAACCAAGTGCGGGAATTCTGCGCCGCCGGGGACACCAAGGCAGCGGCGCTCGCCAAAAAGGCACTTCCCGCAGTGTCATTGTCAGGCACCACCAATGGGCTGCGAAAATCTGCCGTCGCCGACGACCGATTCACCCACTCCGGGTTCCTGCAGGTGGACATCGACGGCAAGGACAACCCGGACCTGACGCTCGATCAGATCCGGCAGGTGCTCGTCGCCGACCAGCGGATCGTCGCGGTATTCATCTCGCCATCCGGCAACGGCATCAAGGGAGTCGCCCGGATCCAGCCATATGCCATTTGGCACAAGGCATCGTTCCTCGCGGTCGAGCGCCACTTCGCCACCGAGCACGGCATCGTCATCGATAAGTCGTGCAAGGACCCAGTGCGACTGTGCTTCCTGAGCTACGACCGAGACGCATGGATCGACGAGTCACGCACCGAGGTCTTCGCGCCGCTCACCGAAGACGCTGCCGAGGCACTCGAGCTTGAGCCACGTCGTCGAGCAGAGGTCAGCACCGAGTGGCAGAAGCCAACGCCGAACCGTGTTCTCCGGGCATCGACCACCGTCACCGCCGACGGGCGCATGATCCTCCACGACACGTCGATTGCGCTATCGCTCGACGACCTGCGCGAGATGATCGATTGCATCCCGCGCCCGGACTATCAGGACTGGATCGAGATCTGCTCAGCAGCGTGGAATACGTTCGGCCAAGATGCCACCGAGGTGCTGCAGTCAGCGTGGCCCGAGGTCGAGCCGGGCGAGTATGCCAAGAAGTTCATTCACCGACTGCAGGACTTCAAGCAAGGGACACTGTGGCACCACGCCCAGAACAACGGCTGGAAGCCGGGAAAGCACCTGCGGGAGCAGATTAATGCAGCCAACTCAGTTGCAGCGGCGCTCACTCCCCCGCCCCCATACACCTACGGATCCACCATCAGGTCGTTCGCATCCGGTGACCTATACTACGATGGACCCAGCGGGAAATACCTGATGCAGGTCGGCAAGGCATTTCACACGTTCTCACGCAAGGCACCCATCGTCACCGGGATCACCCGGAACCTCGCACCGCTCTACACCGATGCCAAGGACCTGAAGATCGCCGTGGCTTCGTCCATCGCGTCCCGGGAGATCGATGGCAGCGTCCAGTGGTATGGATCCATCGCCGGGCACAAGATCGGTATTATCAACGACTCGTCCGGCTTGCCGATCCTGATCACGTCCGAGCCAGTGCAGCCAACACCCGTGCACGGCGCATTCCCGATCATCGACAAAATCATCAACGAGGCATTCCCTAACGACACCGCGCTCGAGGTCTTCATGGGCTGGCTCAGTTCCCGATACAAGTCGGTGGCTGCAGCCAAGCACGTCCCAGCACCCATGCTGGTCCTTGCAGGCGAGATCAACTCAGGCAAGTCACTGCTCGCATGGATCGTCGCGGAGATGCTCGGTGGGCGCACCGCCAACCCGTGGTCGGCATGGAGTGGCAACAGCCTGTGGAACGATGACCTGATCGGTGCCGAGTTGCTCCTCATGGACGACTGCGCCGGCAACCCGGACATCCGGGCACGCCGGGCATTCGGCGCTGCATTCAAGGAGGCGATGTATCCCCACATCGTGCAGCTACGGAAGCGCAACGTCTCAGCCGTCAGCGTGCGCCCAGTTTGGTCGGTGCTGGTCTGCTGCAACGACACGCCCGAGGCACTCAACGTCATCCCGCCGCTCGACCCGGACGTCGCCGACAAGATCGCTCTGCTACACGTCCGAAAGGTCAACGTCCCAGTCGATACCTCCACGGCATACGGTCTGCACCAATTCCAACAGATGCTGAAGGCTGAGATGTCCGCATTCGCTCAGGTGCTGGTCGATTGGCAGGTCCCGGCAGAACTTCGCGACTCACGGTCGGGCATCGTAGCATGGCGAGACCCAGACCTGCTTGGCAAGGTTGATGCCACATCACCCGAGAAGGCGCTCCTCGAGCTTCTACGCATCGCCACAGACTCCACAAGCAACCGCTACGACATCTGGAACGACTTGCCGTGCGACCTGTCTGCCATCGAGGTGCAGGCACGGTTACTCCAACAGTCGTCAGTCGTCAAGACACAGGCTCAGCAGCTTCTCAGCTACTCGAGCGCCTGCGGAGTGTATCTGCAGAAACTGTCACGCAGCGCCGAATCAGGGATTTCGATAGCTGTGAAGAAAAACAATTCAAACCAATATCGCATCGATTTATGAAACACAAAACACCGCTAAAAATAGAGTTGCCACCGACACCTGAAACCGACGACGCGTTTGCCATCCGGCACAACCAGACGTGCACCATCGCCCACTTCCGACAGGTCATGGAGAAGATGGAACGTGAGCGCGATGCCGCCCTGCAGGCGCTCAAGGACGCAGGCAAGCCCACAGTCGCCAAGATCCCAATGGTGATCGAGGACATTGGAGGCGAGGACGCGACAGAGTGGGAGAAGCATTCAATCCACTCCCAGCATGTGAACAAAACAAGTGAGACATGAATCGCCGGACTCGGCTGACCGAATGCGAAAGGAACAAAAATGAACACTGACCAACAAAGAATCGCCATCGCGCTGGACGATTTAGCTGAACGACTGGATTTTCAGGAGAAACTTAACCGCGAGTGTATTGACCAGATTGCAACTATGACCGACCAGCGAGACGCTGCGATGCAGTGTCACGAATGGTGCAGGAAAGACCGCAAACGCATCATCGAAGAACTCATCAAAGTCACCGAGCAGCGGGACAGCCTAGCTGAGGCTTTGATTAAAGCGTGTGCCAACATGTTCAAACTCGGCAACTGGTATCGAGAAGCTCAAGACGCCATTACGGAATGGAAGGAGGCTCGCTGTGAATCCTGAAGCACAACGGATCGCCATTGCGAAAGCGAAAGCCGCGTTAGGTCCATGGGAAGTGATCGACCGAATCCGATGCGAGCGCGACGAGATTCGCGCCCAGCTGCGCGAGGAACAACAACTGCACACCCAGACGCTGAACGAGCGTGACGAACTCGCCGGGTATCTCTGCCGGATAAAGCTGCCTCTATCGGTGCGATTTGTCGCGAATCTTGCGGACGTGTTCCCCGGAAAGAATGTCCGCATGAAGGACGTGGATGGATACCTCTGCATTTTCTCTGTGAACGCAATAACTGAGGGACCGGCAGCGTGAGCGGACTGAAAACACTGAACCTATGGAAGCCATGAAGACAGACACACCAGAAACAGACGGGGAGTGGAATCGGCTCGCGTGCCAAGACCACCCCGAATTTGAAAGGAACCTAGCCAATTTCACCCGCAAGCTGGAACGCGAGCGCGACCAATGGAGGAATGAGCACGACCGAGTGGTGCGTGAGTTCCAGCACCGGCTGATGGTGGTCGGGATGTCCGTGATCGAGGCAACCAGTTATCCAGAAAGCTCAATGGGTGACGGATCGCCCGATACTAACACTCAACCAACAAAATAATGCCACTACCACCAACACCCGCCGACAGCCCAGTCACCTATGGTGCATCGCTTGTGATCCCAACAAACCCATCGTGGGCAAACAGTCCGATCCATCAAGAGGTTCAGGAGTGGGAGGAGAAGTCGATCCGCGCTCAGGATGGGCGCATCTGCAAATGCGAGGACGCGCCCTGCTGCGGGTGCTACTCTATTGACTGAAGATCGCAACCAATCGATCAAGCCACCTCGCTCACAAGGCGACGGTGGCTTTTTCATTAGGGGTCCCAATGAAAAATTAGGGGTGTTTTTTGACCCCTAATGCTCTGTGATCCTTATAGAATATAGGAAAAACCGATGCTCTTAGGGGTCTTAGGGCTATTTCCTACTTCAATAGAAAATAAAGAGAATACAGGATATTGGGGGGCAAATCAGTAGGCATTGAAAATGCGTGGGAACTGGCAAATACCCCTAAGACCCCTAAGAGCTGCCATCAAACCCTTATAGAATATAGGAAAAAATGGCTTAGGGGTAGTTTTGACCCCTAATGATTTGGGGCCGACCCCTAATTGCCACCCAATTACCACTCACCTCACCCCCAAACGCACATGAGCGGCACATAAGCACCCAGCCAGTGCAAGCCCCGCCAAGGCACCGTCACGACCCAGCAAAGGCACAGACAACCGGCCAGCAGGCCCAGCACAAGCCCGGCACAATGGGTCCCACTTTCTGGAAGAGAATGTCAAACGCCCGCCCGACCGCCCAGCCACCCACTACATATGGTGGTGCCAATGTGCCGACTCACAAAAAGCCGAGTCAATTACATCTCCTGCTAGACAACAACGCCGTGGAACACGCCTAGAATCTGGGCTGCAGCGTGGAACACCGACTCCGCATTAGATACGTTGTAACAAGTCAGAGTCGCCGACCGGGGGGGAGGGGGTCGCGTTTTGCGCCGCCCGAAAAAGCGGGACCCTTCCCCCTGCCCTTTAAAAAATGGATAAGTGGGGATCATTGCCCCCTGTTTCGTCCCACCTTTACCATATGGGGTCCATATAGGGTCCATATGGGGTTTGCCTAGGGTTTGACGCAGAAAAGCCCCGCCGGGTGAATGGCGAGGCTTCTGGGTGGTGCTGGGTGGTTCTCAGTATGGGTCCTGCCATTGCAGGTCGCAATCTTCGCAGATCGCTCCGAGGGTCCAGTGGTTGATCAGGATTCGTCCGCATTTACATTCGGAGTTTTGTTGGTCTTTCGGGTCCTGCTCATTCTTGGCATCATTGTTCCTCGGAATAATGTTTCGATCATCTTGCAACGTGTTGCAGAAATCAGCATCCATGAGGATGTTACAGCTGCAGGCGATGTGTGCCAGATGCGACCTGCCGGATTCAGGGTCGAGATTCTCCCCGTCCCTCCAAGCATTCAGGTGGCGCATGATTGCGTGCACGCAGGTTGACGCGCAGACTCCGGTATCTGGCCAGTTGAATGGCCCATATTTTTCTGCGCCGTGTTG